TGCCACCAAAATCCCGAGTGCGCCATACGTCCCGGTTCGTCTGTTCGTAAAGTAGTTGCATGGCAATCTTTACCAGTGCAAAGTCTCCAGTCATCCAATCGATGTTCTTTCGCCCGCGCTGTGCCCCCTTATGGTTTGTTGAATTAATCGGCTTGTACCGGTCACGCGGGACGCCGGCAAGGTTCATTGGCCCAGCCATGTCACGTCCCCACCACAGCCGCCATGTTCGACGCTGAAGCGTCGCCCACCACAACCGCCGCGCTCATCGCCAACAGCACGATGAAGAAGCCCAGCACCGACAGAATGATCGCCGCTGGAATGGCCGCGATTGCGAACTTGACCATCAGCAACACAAGGTTGCCGAACGGAATGTCGAAGTCTGTGACCACGACCTTGCTGCCTGTTTCCATAGGGTTGCTCTCCTAGAAGTTGACGCGCACCGCCGGCACGATTACCGGCGGTAACGCAGGGCCAATCAGATCAGGCCGAAGCCGGGGTCGGCGGCCTTCTTGCTGGTCGCGCGCTTGCTGCTGGCCTGCGCCTTGGCGATGGTCTGCACCGCCAGAGACCACAGCTTCGTGTTGATTTTTACGTCGCGCTCGATGCGGCCGATGCCACGGGTGGTCACGACGCGACCATCTTCGGTGGTGGTCTCGTTGCCGCCTCGGAACATGTTCTCTTGCACGCGGTTGAACACGTGCCACAGGTCGAACGGCTCGTCTTCCTTGCGGCGGGGAATCAGCAGTGCCTCGGGGGCGAGCGTGGCCGCACGCGGCGGGCGGAACTCGACGGCCTGCCGCGCGAAGGCGAGGGCGGTCTTGGGCGTCATCTCGGTCGCCAGCATGTCGCTGCGCAAGCGGAACACGCCGTCGGCGCACTCGATCAGCTCGCGCGAGCGGTCGAGAATGTTCTCGACCATGCGGGCCGTGTGGTGCACCTTGATCGGCTCGACCGACGCACCATCGCTGACCATCAGCCCATTGCTGCACACCAGCCGGTACAGACCCGCGTACAGGTGGAAGCCGCTCGACCTGTCGTGCGAGTTGAGCATGACGACCTGCGGCACCACATCGCCGCGCTTGATCTTGCCGACCAGCCCAGCGGGCCGGAACTTGAGCATGTGCTTTGTGAACGGCATCTTCTCGGGGTTGCGCCGCTGCGACTGCCGCACTTCGACGATCTCGAACTTCGAGTCGCGCATCGCGTCGATGATCGCCTTCGTGTTCACAAAGCCGTACTTTTCCGACACACCGGGCATGCCGCCCTTGGCGAAGATGGTCGGGGCGAAGTCCTTCAGTTGGCGGTCGCTGATGGCGTCCAGGTTGGCGTTACGCAGTACGCGCGTGCCGCCGATGGTGATGGGGTCGAGGGTTGCGGTAGCCATGGTATGTGATCTCCAAAAAGTTGCGGGGGCTGTCGGCATCCACAACTCGGATAACCGACAGCCCCCACTGTACACGGGCTGTGCTTTGAATTGCAAGCGGTATTTGCTAGCGGTCTTGATTCACGTAAGCGTAGCTCGGCTCGGCCCCGGCGCACACGTGCTTCTCGTGCGGGTTGTCGTGTTCGTCCATGCGAAAGTATACTCCGCACGAATTGCACTTCAGCAACGTGGTGCCGTCGCCCCACCAGCCCTCTTGCCCGAACTGGCCGCCCGGTGTCGGGCGGAACGGCTGGCGCAGAGTCGGCATGGCTTGTGCCGGGGCGGCGTCATGGGCGGGGTACTCGTCCAGAATAGCCTCGGCGGCTTCGATAGCCAGCGCATAGTCTTCAACAGTGCGGCCAAGGAGTGCATGCTTGAGGAAGCGATACTCCCGCGTACCACGCTCGACGCCGTTCTGCTTGGCGAAGTGCTGCACCTCGGCCAGGATGCCTTGCCCGAGCGCCATGGGCACCCGCTGCGGCGGGACGAGCCCTTCGCGCAGCAGTTCGACGGCCTTCTGCATGAAGTGGATAGCCTTTTCGACATCTTGCCTCCCGTTCTTGCTGCGGTGGCGCACAACGTACTTCGTCGCGCAGCCGAGGTAGTACTCCAGGCCGAACCCGATGGCCGGCAACAGGTTCCAGTGCTGGTAGGCGGTCTTGTAGTGCTTGCCGCCGTGCTGCACGGCGTCTACGTCAGAGCTCATGGTTCTCCTTGGTTGGGGTTGAGGTACGGGGCCGCCTTCCTAAGCAGGCCCACCAGCAGGTCAGACGCCGCGGCCGCGTACGTGGCCGGCAGTGGCATCGTGCTGATCCAGTCGAGGATGCGTTGCAGGTACTCGATGAAGAAGCGATTACCCATGGTAACCTCTTCCAGCGCGTACAGGGCAAAGTCTACCCGGTCGCACCACAACAGCAAGTCTTGCTCGGCGCGGGTCAGGTCGAAGCGCAGATCGTAGTGCCGCTCCCAGTCTGTGCTGATGCGGTTGAGCACCTCGCGCAAGTCAGGGTTATTGCGCTTCACGGGCGCGGGTACGTCGCCGGTGGCGATCTCGCTCAGGTCGTGCACCAGCGCGGCGGCCAGCACTTCGGCCCGGGGCAGCGGCGCCCCTTCGCTGCACTGCGCCAGCGTTAGCGCGAGCATGGCGACCCCATGGCCGTGCTCGGCGACGTTTCGATGGTGCAGCGCGCGGCACGTATGGCTGCGCAGGATCGCCCCCGCATCGCGCAGCAACAGCACGCGCTCTGTGATCGCGTTGGTGTAGATGCTCACAGCTTGGCCCCCCGCTTGGCTTCGCGACGCTTGATCCACTGGTGGGCGGCCAAGTGCCAATCGATCTTGGTGAAGAACTCTGCTGGCATCGATTCGCGGTACATGTACTTGACCAGCATCGGCTGCACGACTTGCTGGAAGAACACCGTGCGCCACTGCACGCCGCTGCCTTCGCTGAACACGCGGAGAATGGCTGCCGTAAACGTGCGGAGCGTGTCGGCGGCCCTAGCCATGTTGAAGAACATCGCCAGATCGAGATCGAAGTCGTGGATGGTTTCGAGTGCCGAGTCCAGCATCGGAAACTCGCTGGCGAACAGCGGATGCGCGTAGCCGTTGTGTGCGGCGAGAGGGCTGCGCCCGTTGCTGACCCAGTGCTGCCAGTAGGGGTTGTCCTCGTACACGTGCAGATTGTTGCTCACTTGCGTGTACGTGCCGATGCCGACGTTGATGGCTGCGGCCATGTACTCCTGCAACATGCTGAACTGCACGACGTTCGCGCCGTAGGCACCCCACACGGCGTCATTGCTGCGGTTGCACACAGTGATGTCGAGCACGCGCCCGCTGTTGTGGAAGGTGCTGTCGTCCTTGCGAACGCGCAGCATCACCATGTCGTTGCAGGGCAGGTCTTTCGACTGCACGCCCATGTCGGCCTTGGTGTCCCAGATCTGCAACACGGCGCGGCGCGTGTTGGGGTCCTTGCGCAGCATGTCACAGGCAACGGCAATCTGGTCGGTGCCGAAGTGCTTGCGCAGTCTGTAGCCGTACGGTGCGTGATAGACTTCGCCGTCGTCGCTGTACTGCGCGATGCGACTGTTGAACCACGAAAGGAACTTGACGTCGCGCTGGCCCGCCAGTATCCACAGCGACTCGAACAGGTGGAAAAACGGGTTCGCATCTCGGTGGGGGTCGAACAGCACGCGGCGCCGGGGGTAGCGGTACACGGTGGCGACCGGGGTGGGCGCCACGACGGCGGGGCCGTTGCGTGTCTGCTCGGTTTCGCCCTCGGCGTACAGGTACGACAACGCGAGCGGCAAGGCTTCGTTGACGTCTGCGACGTTAAGCACTCTCATATCAGTGTTCTCCGGGTTGGGGTGGTGGGGTTAACAGTTTACGTACAGCCAGTGGTGAGCGGCAAGCCGCCGCGGCCTCACAGGCAATACTTCTTGGCCGTGCGGCGCACCAGCTTGTAGAACTGGCCGCACGCATCGGCGTGCTCGATGTCTACGCGCACGCCGCCGCGGTTGACAACGCGGTCGTAGCAGAGCTCGACGCGATAGTAGTCATCGCGGATGTTCTTCTCGATCTTGGCTGCGCGGTCGCCCTCGGTGTCGCGGCCTTTGCCGGCTCGGCGCAGATGCACGCGGGCGAGACACAGGTCAACCGGCGTGTCGAGGAATGCGTTGACGTATCGCTCGCCCCAGCGCGGATGGCAATACTCGCCCACCGCACCCCAGGAGTGCGCCAACAGCAGACCCTCGAACACGACCATGGAGTGTGCCTTGCTGCCGAATTCTTCCAGCAGATCGATCACGTGCTGCACCGACGAAATGGTGTCACAGCCCCCGGCGCTGCGCCCTTCGCTGTAGTCACCCAGGATGTACACCCGCACCAGACCGGTGTCAGTGCCGATGGGCAACTCACCTGCGTAAACCTCGACCTTGCGCCCGGTGTCGTTCTTGCGCACGGGGCGGAAGTCATACAGGCAGTCGATCAGGTGCTTCATGGCAGTGGTCTTGCCGCTGCCGCTGGTGCCACGCAACTGGACGAGCGCGCTGCTTGTGATCGGCTTGCCCGGTACCGTAGTCGGGATGACTTTCTTACCCACGCTTGCGTCCCTTTCGTGGCTTGAGTGTTTTGATGACGGTGTCCAGGTGCCGGGTCTTGCTGCGGTTGTTCATGGCTTCCAGCATCTCGGGGCACCTGTGGGCCTCGATAGCACCCTCTCGCTCCCAGTCGATAACGGAGAAGCAGTGCGGGCAAGTCCAGTACCGCGAGTCGAGCGTGCTACCCATTAGACCTCCGACAGTTTAGTCAAAAATGCTTGCAGTGTCAACCACGCGAACAAGAACCCTACAGCCGACACAACGGGCATGGCGTAGCGGTTGATTCGCATGAGCCGCACGACGCGCTGCGCCGCCAGACGGGGGTCGTAGTCGTTCTGCACCACCAAGCGGGCCACAGTGGCTTTGAACACTCGCTCGGCTTGGAACCACATCGCGACTGACACAAGGCAATACTTGGCCGCCGCGTAGAGCAGTAGCAGGTGCACCGCGCCGAGCAGAGCGAGGATGACGTAGTCAAGGTAAGGCATGCAGTATCCTCCAGTTAAAAGGCACAGCCATTGTAAGGCCCAGCTACAGTGACTAGCCTTTCGGCGGGTACGTGTTCTTGGCTCTGCCGCCGTGCTTGACACGCACGTACTTGCTCAACTCGCACAGGGTGTTCTGTATGTCGTGCGCTTCGAGCATGCGGTCACGAAACACCTTGCCGACCTTTGGATGCCGCTTCGCCAGCTTGACGAGCGTCGGCAGGTACCGCAAGAACTGCGACTCGCGCATGTCTTTGCCGCGACCGGTCATCTCGGCGACTGTCGCAAGACCGAGCAGGTATTTCATGCCCTTGCTCGAACCGGGGCCGGGCGGGGCCCAGTCCATCTTGTCGCGCCACTCGCCGTGAACGTCTACCCAGCGCAGGTCAGCTACGACTTGCCCAGCGATGAACGAGCCGACCCCGGGCAGGCTGTGCAGCGCCTTGGCCGTGTTCTGCATGCTGAACGTGTCGAGGTGCGTGAAGGGCTTGGCGTGGTAGCACTTGTCGATGGCGTTGAGCACCTGCTCGATCTTCGGCCCACCCGACGCCCCGTTGATGATGTACGCATTGGTAAACACGGTTTCGCCTGCGGCCTTGACTTCGTACATGCGCTTGTGGAAGCGCTTGTAGTTCCAACCCGAGAAGCGCTTACCGTCGGTAATGTGGCTCAGCGTCTCAGGCTTGTTGATCATGCGGGCGGCCAGTGCCGATGCCACGATGTCCCGATCCGACATCTCGAGAACCTCGAAGGTCGTCGGGTACCAATGGTCGATCAGCCAGCGGCTGACCTTGTCGTCCATGCGACGCACGTTGCACCAGCGGGTGCCGGCCATCACGGGGTCGTCGCTGTACGTGTTGTACTTGATCGAGCTCTCCCTGCGCTTGCGCATGGCTTCGCGCTCGGTGATCCAGTACGCCCACTCTTCGACACGCTCGGGCACGAACGGCCCATAGTCAAACTCTTTCACTGCCGGCCCCTATTCTGCGTTCGTAATACTGCTTGAACAAGTTGCTGATGCGTTGCTGGCGCTGCCCGTGGTTTTCAAGCGCGGCGAACACGATCTCGTCTACGGTGTTGCGGGCCAGTATCACGTAGTTGAACACGCCAGCCTCGCGCTGCCCGCTGCGGCGCAGGCGACCGATGGTCTGATCGTAGGCCAGCCGTGAGAAAGTTGCACCGAACCACGCCAGACGATTGCCACCCTTCTGCAAGTTGAGCCCGAACTTCGAGTTCGCCGGGTGGAGTATAAGCCCGTCGAGCTTGCCACGGTTCCACTGGTCGATAAGCAGTTCGACCTTGTTCTTGTCGAATGCACTGAACGTCGGGAACGCAGCCTTGATGCGTTCGAGGTCATGCTTGAACTGGTAAGGCACCAGGATGGGCTTGTAGTACGAGTCTTCGACAATCTCGCGCAGGGCTTCGAGCTTGGCGTCATGCACTGGCCGCCAAGACTTCTCACCTGTTTCGCTGTTCACCGTAAAGATGGCACCGTTGGCGATCTGCCTACACTTGATCGACAGCGAGGCGGCGTTCTCTGCGACCACTTCGTCTTCGCCGTCGAACTCGAAGGACTCGAACTGCAAGAACATCTCTTCCTCGATGCGGTCGTACAGTCTGCGCGCGTCGGGCGGCAGGTCAACCCATATCGGCGTGGTGATCAAGTCTGGCACATCGATCCAGTCGGCGGCTTCCAGGCGCACGACACGGGCCGACATGGCTTCGGCTATGACCTCTTCGCTGCCGTCCTTGGGTTCGAGCTTGTAGCCCATGTACCCGGTCTTGTAGAAGTGGTTGCGCTTGAAGTCCGTAAACCGCTGCCCGAGCGATGCGCCCAAGTCGGCCAGGAACATCTGCGGCCATATCTGCAACAGGCTGCGCGGCGTGGGCGTGCCGGTCATGATGTAGCGGCGCTTGAAGTGCCGCAGCCCCTTGCGCAGCGACTTGAACCGCACGGTCATCTTCTCGGCCGAGAACTCGGTCGACTCGTCAACCAGCAGCATGTCCCACGGCCAAGGCTTGCGGCGGAACACGCCGGCCAGCCACTTGAGCCCTTCGGGGTTGATCATGTAGATGTGGGCCGGCTTGCGCAGCGCGGCTAGGCGCTCTGTCGGCGTGCCGTGCACCAGCGAGAACACAAGCCCGCGCGTGTGCTGCCACTCGCGAGCCTCCTGCCGCCATACGCCCTGGATGACGCGAATGGG